TTAATCAAATATGTTCATGGCTTGATGTTTTTTATCAGTATATAAATGAGAGTACGTTTGAATTGTTTCTGTAATGTTAGAGTGCCTCATTAATTCCATTAATAAATACATATCTACACCATTATTAATTAAATAGCTTGCGTACGAGTGTCTTAAATGGTGTATTTTTAGATTCGGGAATACAGATTTAAAATGATACGAATAGGTAACGTATCTAATAGGTTCTAACCCCCCGAATATAAAATAGTTTTCGTCAAAATATTTATATCTTTTAGAAGATTCATTATACATGTTTTTAAGCATCTCTCTAATTAATTTTGGTACAGGTATTATCCCTTTAGAACTTTCTTTTTTTAGATTATATTCAATTTCTCTATTACTTAAATTGATTTTCTTATTTACGTCAATTTCGCCTTTTATTTTATCGTAATCTTTCCACTGCAAAGCTAAAGCTTCGCCTATTCTAAGACCAGAATAAAATAACAGTTTAGTTAGCTGACGAGAAGTATCGTTTGTGATTTGTTCTACTTTTTCATCAAATTCTTCACGAGTGATAAATTTAGCTTGTGGTTTTGTTCTGGGAATAGGAGTTACCGATAATGTGGGGTCGTATAAGAGCTTGTAATGCTTTTTGGCATAATTGATAACTGCTTTAAAACCTGCCCACACAGATCGTGCATAGCCAACAGAAAGACCTGCATCGTTTAACAAATAATTCCTGAAAGCAGTACATTGCGTAGTAGTGATTTTGCCAATAGGGATATTTCCGAACCTTTCTTTTATGTGAGTATTATATTCTGTAGTTCGCTTTTCTATTGAGCGTGCAGAAAGATTTTCATTTTTTAAACGATTAAAAAATATATATTCAAAGGGTTGATTGTCCGAGTATCCATATTTAACATTTTGTATAAATTCGCTTTCAGCTAGTTTGGCATCTTTCTTACGTTCAAACCCACGCTTCATTTTTCGTTTGTTATTACCGTATACATCTTTATATCTAATGGAAAAATACCATTTACCTGTATTATCATCCTTATATACTGGCATTTTGCTTTTCCCTCCTCAAAATTGGCAAAAAATAATAAGGGTAGGCGGGCTACCCGTGATTTTAGTACTAGGTACTAAATGTGATATAATAAAATAAAAAGTAGGTGATAAAATGTGTGTAAAATTTACTGACGCAGAAATAGCTTATATAAAAGAATCAGTTGAAAATTATAGTAGTGAATTTGATATTTATGACGATGAACAAGAACTTAAATTAAAAATTTATGAACAAATTATGTTAAAAATCAAATCTGAATACAAGGATACCTATTTATTCCGTCTTATTAATTGATTTGGTATATTCTCTTAATATTTTTTCGTTTTCATCAACAATGTCTTTTAGTGTGTTTAAAAGAAAGTCACAATCACCTTTGGCTACTGCACCAGCTTGTGAATGGTTGATTATGTTTCTCATACTATACGCAATTTCTACCCGTTTTTTGGTTCTATAATTTACTTTACCTTCTTTAGTTAATTCTCCTAATAATTTTGTGTACATAGTTGAATCGGTGTCTTTATGTTTGATTTTATTAACTTTTTTTAATTTGATTAAAAACGTTTCTATAGCAACAGCAAAGGTTGCTGCAGCTGGCAAATACAATTCCCTTTTATAAGCTTGTAATCCTTGTTCTATTTGATAAGAAAAAGTTATATCATCAACAATCTCTTTCATACTATTTAAATCTAAGTGGTTGAACGGTTGTATTTCATCATGTGCTTTGTTTATCAATCTTTCTTTCGACTTCGATATCAATGTATTGTAATGATCGTTAGCTAATCTTTTGCCATAATTAAAAAATAAATCTAAATTGTTTTGTAATATTACGGTCCCGATATATTTTCCGTAGTAAATAGATGTGTAATAAATGTAATTATTAAAATCTAATAATCCGGATTGTTCTTCTACATACTTTTTAGAATCATATATGTATGAAGTAAAGTGTTTAGACAAATATTTGATATCAATATTACGAAAATTATATATTTCTTTTAATTTACTGTCATTTGAGATAACGACGATGCAAGGTTCTTCAAAAAAAGATTGATTTAGATAAAATATCGAAATCTTGTAATCGTCTTTTCTCATGAATGGGAAAGCTTCTGGATTGCTACTAAACTGATAATTGTATCTGTTTTCAACTACATATTTGTAGCCTTCTAAAAATTTACGCAAGTATTCTTTTAAAGTTTTATTCTCTTCCATCCCTCATCCTCCTCACGCCACATAGGCGCTATTAATCTTCCTTCTTTCTTATTGAAAAAATAAAAAAGATGATTGGGATGCTTAACATTAATGGAAAAAATATGACTATTGGTAATGACAGTACCGCCATATATAAGAAGAATTTATCAAAATTATATTTTCTCATTTTCATTTCTCCTTTGTTTATATTTATATTAAAGCTCCATACAGGCGCTATTAATCAATGCCTAATAATTGTTGTTTTTTCTTATCGAACTCTTCTTGAGAGAGTACTCCGGCGTCTAATAATTCTTTATATTTTATTAATTCGTCAGCAACAGAAAAACTCGTTTTTTCAGAATTGGATGGTTTCATAGAACTTTCACGAATAGAGATTTGTTCTTGTATTGTTTCTGCCATTCTAGATACAGTATTTTTTGTTATGCTACCTATAGTGATGCTTGATGAACCGTGATGTATAATTATTTCGCCAAAAAGAAGTCCTTTTTTATACGAAACGGAATTGATTTTCTCGAATGGAAATTCATGAAATTTCAAACCGTATATCATCCCTTTATCTAAGAATAACAATCTTAGATCAGTACATACTATTAAGTAGGTATTATTATTGTATAATCCCGAAGTTACATACATTATGTTCTCGTTATCTTTTAAAATCATAGGTAGTTCTTTCACTTCTTTTTTTGTACCAAACAAATCCTCGACTCCTATTTCGTTAAATCTTTGGTAAATTTTAGATAAGTTTTCGTCAGATTTATTGATTTCACTTTCAAATCTCACTTCTTTTCTAGGTTTGCTTTGATATTCTTTTAAAATTTCTCTTTTATCTTCAATAGATAGTTGCTTGTATTGTTTCTTTTCTTCTTTTGTTTTAGTGGCTAAATATTGACTTTCAATCATACTTTCTTTGAATGTTAATCTGTTTTTAAGTAATTCTTTCATTTTTTATTTCTCCTTTATTTTTTGATTGTTAAATTGTTAGATCATAAACATATTTAAATTCATTTATAAAATCAGATTTGCTTTCCATTTTCTCTTCTAAAAAACTTAAGTAGTTTTCTGGATGGTAACTTTCGTTACTTGACATATAGTCGTTTAATCCATTGTGTATATGTCTTCTGATTACTTTTATCGCTATACGGGTCGCTTGTAAACTCATTTGATACTTATATGAAATTTGCTCAATATTAAAGTTATCTATATATTTGTATCTTATATGTAAAGGAAACAATAAACATGAAGCAAATGAGTTTGCTTCATATTCTTCAGCAATTCTTCTATAATAATCTTTATATGTGAATGTTTTGTTTAAATTAACTCCAGTATGTCCCATTACAAAATGACCATATTCATGAGCTAAAGTAAACCTTAGACGATTCATAGGCAGTGAATCGTTATAAACTATAATCGCTTTATCTCCTTTTCTAATATGAAACGCTTCTTCTGAACCGAAAATTGAAGGTATTTTAAAATATAAAGTGCCAGTATTCTGAGAAAATTCAGAGAAAGTCACTAATTTAATACGTTTATCTTTTGAGATGATTTCAAATATATCTAAAGGAAAAGATAAGTTATATAGACCATTTGTTATCTCATAAACTGCTTTCGCAGATTTTAAAAAAGATTTTTCATAATTTAATTTCAATTAAAAAGCCCCTTTGTTACTTAGTTAAATCATCCCAATCATCAAACATTGCTTCTAATATAGTCAAAGCTTTTTGTCTTTGTGCCTCCGTCATATTCTCTGTAGCTCTATGCATAATAAGAATATCTTCGTTTTTATCTTCTCCGGAATACTCATCTTTTTCTCTACCTAATAAGTAATCGACTGATACATCAAAGTGATCGGCAATTTTTTGCACCTTATCAATACCTGGTTTGGTTTTCTCCCATCTTCTGATTTGTCCGTTTGAAAACCCTAAAGTTCTCTCTAATTCAGCAAAAGTTATACCTTTTGAATTGCACAAATTACGGATTCTTTGTACTAAATTCATAAATTTCTCCTATCACAGATTAACTTTTTCGCTATTATTGTTGACAATTAGCATAAAAGTTAATATACTGTATTTAAGCTTTAAATTTAGCTTATTAAACACATAACAATTATTCGTTGGGGAACGAGTATTTAAAGCCTTTATGACAGACGTTGCGAATTGTTATAGGTCTATTAAACTATGCTTAAATATTAGCATAAAAGTTATCGTTGTTCAATAGATAATTTATTTGCTTAGAAAAAATGTTATAGGAGGTGCTAATATGTCGACAACTGATTTCGGTTTGAAAGTGAGAACAGAGTTATTAAAACGTGACATGACAAACAAGCAACTTGCAGAAATGTTAGAAATTTCAAGTGCTTACTTATCAGACATTTTACGTGGACGTAGAGACGCATTTGAACAAAAGAAACGCATTGCGAGAATTTTAGAAATTAAAGAAGAGGTGAAGAGTTAATGAATGAAATTAAAACTTTCAGTAACGATATGTTTTCAATCTTAATCAAACAAGATAATGAAAATAATTTATTCGATTTGGAAACTGTCGCAAAAAGTTTGGGGTTCACTCAGTTTAAAAATGGCAAGCAATATATTCGTTGGGAAACTATCAATAAATATTTAGGTAAATATCTTTCCCAAGAAGTTGGGAAAGGTGATTTCATACCAGAAGCAATGGTTTATAAGTTGGCTTTTAAAGCAGGTAATTCAACAGCAGAAAAATTTCAAGATTGGTTAGCAATGGAAGTTTTACCTGCCATTCGAAAACACGGCATCTACGCAACGGACAATGTAATTGAACAAACATTAAAAGATCCAGACTACATTATTACAGTGTTGACTGAGTATAAGAAAGAAAAAGAGCAAAACTTACTTTTACAACAAGAAATCGGAGAACTAAAACCCAAAGCAGACTATGTAGATGAAATCTTAAAGTCAACTGGCACATTAGCCACAACTCAAATCGCGGCAGACTACGGTATATCAGCACAAAAGTTAAACAAACTACTACACGAAGCTAGACTACAACGAAAAGTAAATAAACAGTGGGTGCTTTACTCAGAACACATGGGCAAGAGTTACACAGATTCAGACACTATAACAATTGTGCGTTCTGATGGCAGAGAAGACACAGTTTTACAAACTAGATGGACGCAAAAAGGCAGATTGAAAATACATGAAATCATGACTGAATTCGGTTATGAAGCTAACGTAACTGCTTAACAGGAGGGCACAGCAAATGCAAGCTCAAAACAAAAAAGTCATCTATTACTACTATGACGAAGAAGGTAATAGACGACTATTATCAATTGGTAATTTAGATACCTATTTATTAGCAGATATCAAATCAAGATTTGGTTTATATAAAAAGGCAATCCCTGATTTAGATAATCTATACATTCAAATAGATGGTATCGAATTTAAATTATATTAAATTTTTGGAAATGCAAAGGAGCATAAACAAATGAACACGTTATACAAAACAACCCTCCTCATCACAATGGCAGTTGTGACTTGGAAGGTTTGGAAGATTGAACGAAATACGAGAAAGCCTGTAATCAATAGAAATGATTTTAGTAAAGAGTCTACAGCAGAAACGATTGAGCGACACAGTGATCCTGATTCAGGAATAAAACTACTTAAGGCATTTTCCGACTTCACTAAAGAGAACCTTACCTAATTCTAAGAAGATGAAGTTTCGTTGGTACTCAAGTGATTCATGTAAAGCAGTAGAGTAAATCTTTTCACTGGAAACACCTTCATCAGCATTCTCTGTAAGTTTTTGAAGGTTCTTTTTGAAGTGTTCACTTTGACCACCGTATAGTTCATCAGCTTCATTAACAATTTTATAGTAAAGCTGTTCATATTCACTATATGACATATTATCCACCTCCTTTCACTAGGAGATAACTAAATTATACACAACACAAAAATAAAAAGGAGGAATAGATATGATAAAAAATAGTTTGCAAGCTAAAGAACTTGCGGTAATTTTATCTGTTTCTAAATCCAAAGCAGGACAAATAATAAGAGAACTGAATAAAGAGCTTGAAGATGAAGGATACATTGCGATACGAGGCAGAATACCAGTCCAATTAGCTAGAAAAAAATTCCCTTATCACGACTTATCAGACGAGAGAATAATGGAGGAGTTGAAAAAAGAAAATGAGTAACATTTATAAAAGCTACCTATTAGCAGTACTGTGCTTCACGGTCTTAGCGATTGTACTCATGCCGTTTCTATACTTCACTACAGCATGGTCAATTGCGGGATTCGCAAGTATCGCAACATTCATATTCTATAAGGAATACTTTTATGAAGAATAAAAAAACTGCTACTTGCGCCAACAAGTAACAGTGACAAACGATTAACAAAATTAATTCGTGTTCAATATAAAACGAAAAACGGAGGAAGTCAAGATGTATTACGAAATAGGCGAAATCATACGCAAAAATATTCATGTTAACGGATTCAATTTTAATCTATCCATTTTAAAAGGTCATATGGGCATATCAATACAAATTAAAGATATGAACAACATACCAATTAAACATGCTTATGTCGTAGATGAGAATGACTTAGATATGGCATCAGACTTATTCAACCAAGCAATAGATGAATGGATTGAAGAGAACACAGACGAACAGGACAGACTAATTAACTTAGTCATGAGATGGTAGGAGGTCGCTATGAATCAGACTGTAACTTATATCATCCGTCATAGGGATATGCCAATTTATATAACTAACAAACCAACTGATAACAATTCAGATGTTAGTTACTCCACAAATAGAAATAGAGCTAGGGAGTTTAACGGTATGGAAGAAGCGAGTATCAATATGGATTATCACAAAGCAATCAAGAAAACAGTGACAGAAACTATTGAGTACGAGGAGGTAGAACATGACTGAACAAACATTATTTGAACAGTTGAACAGTAAAAACGTGAATGATCATACAGAACAAAAAAATGGATTAACTTATCTAGCATGGTCATATGCACACCAAGAGCTGAAAAAGATTGACCCAAACTACACAGTAAAAGTACACGAGTTTCCACATCCAGATATTAACACAGAAAATTATTTTGTACCTTATTTGGCTACACCAGAAGGCTATTTTGTACAGGTATCTGTGACTGTGAAAGATAGTACAGAGACTGAGTGGCTTCCAGTATTGGACTTTAGAAATAAATCGCTTGCTAAAGGTAGTGCAACAACTTTCGATATTAACAAAGCGCAAAAACGATGTTTTGTAAAAGCTTCGGCTTTACACGGTTTAGGCTTATATATCTACAACGGCGAGGAACTACCAAGTGCAAGTGACAACGATATTACAGAATTAGAAGAGCGTATCAATCAGTTCGTGAACTTATCTCAAGAAAAAGGGCGAGATGCAACTATCGATAAAACGATGAGATGGCTAAAAATATCTAACATTAATAAATTAAGTCAAAAACAAATCGCAGAAGCACACCAAAAATTAGATGCGGGATTAAAACAATTGGATAGTGAGGAGAAACAATAATGTTAAACAGAACAGTATTAGTAGGACGCTTAACAAAAGATCCAGAATATAGAACAACGCCAAATGGTGTGAGTGTTACCACTTTCACTATCGCAGTTAACAGAACATTTACTAACGCTCAAGGAGAACGTGAGGCAGACTTTATTAACTGTGTAACTTTTAGAAAACAAGCAGAAAATGTAAATAATTATTTATCCAAAGGGTCATTGGCTGGCGTTGATGGACGTTTACAATCACGCAGTTATGAAAACAAAGACGGGCAACGTGTGTTTGTTACAGAAGTAGCAGCGGACAGTGTTCAATTCTTAGAACCGAAGAATAGCAACCAACAACCAAACAACAATTATCATCAACAAAGACAAACTCAAACTGGTAATAATCCTTTTGATAATACCACTGCGATTACTGATGATGACTTACCGTTCTGATTGGAATGATTAGATGCCAATAATTACTAGTTATATCACTCAAGATGACGGTACAACAACAGTTGTCATCTCGGGTGTTGAATTAGGCAATAAAGAAACATTACTACTTGATAACGGATTTGATGTGGAAGTCGATGTAAGCGTCATAGATCCGTTTCAAATTACCGGCAAGCAACGACGAAAAATATTCGCGCTTGTCAAAGACATAGAAGAATATACAGGTCAACCAATGGACTATATGCGACATATGTTCATCGAGTATGTAAGGACTTACTACGGCTATGATGAACGTATTTCACTAAGTAATTGTACGAGAACACAAGCAAGTCAAATCATTGAAGCAACGCTTGACTGGACGTTCTACAATGACATACCACTTAGCTACAAAACAAGCGACTTGCTGAAACAAGATAAATCGTTCTTATACTGGTCAACTGTCAACCGCAACTGTGTAATATGCGGAAAGCCTCACGCAGACCTGGCACATTATGAAGCAGTCGGCAGAGGCATGAACAGAAACAAAATGAACCACTATGACAAACATGTATTAGCGTTATGTCGCGAACATCACAACGAGCAACATGCGATTGGCGTTAAGTCGTTTGATGATAAATATCACTTGCATGACTCATGGCTAAAAGTTGATGAGAGGCTCAACAAAATGCTGAAAGGAGGAGAATAATGGTTAAATCGATATTTTTACAAGATGGAGAAGAAATTTTTGTTGATGATGAAGATTATGAGAGGGTTAATCAATATATTTGGACAAAATCTTATGTAGATAACGTTAGAAGAATTCACACAAATCCACTCAACGTTAGCTTAAGTGGATTTGTATTAGAAAATGGTTTTCAAAAAATAAAAAATAATGATTTTACCAAAAACAACATCACTTCAATTGGTTATCAACAACGATGGGCAAGGCCTACAAGAAATACTTCGAGTATCTATAAAGGTGTTTATTTAAATCGAAAAACAAAAAAATGGTCTGCTGTAATAAAAATTGATAGCAAATCTAAATATTTAGGTAGTTTTGTTGATGAATGGGAGGCAGCTAAAGCATACAACAGCGCAGTAGATAAATATTGGGACGGACAAGGTTATAAGAATCATAAAAATCAAAATGACTCTATATTTGAATATGAATACAAAACTTACAAAGACCAAAAACGTCGTAGAAGAGGAAAAAGTAAGTTCAAAGGAGTCTATTTAACTCAAAGTGGTTATGTAGCGCAAATAACTTATAAAAGAAAGACATATCATATTGGATGGTCAAAAAATATTTATGAGACTGCTCTCATGTTTAATAAAATTAATTTTTATTTACATGGTTCAGACGTAATCCTTAATGACGTACCTATGACAGATGAACTTAAAGAATTCATAAATAACTGGGAAGTACCGGACAAAATAAAAGCACTGAAAGAAGGTGCTGAGAATGACTGAACAACCAAGTTACTACTCAATAATAACGGCAAATGTTAGAGAGGAAGAGTGTCAATGAGCAAGCCGAAATGGAACAGTGCTAAAAAAAGAAAAATCAAAAACGAATTAACGCAAGGAATTTATAAGTGTGTTATGTGTTCGAATATTTTCGATAGTGTAGATTGTTTGCAAATAGAGCATAAAATACCAATTTCAAAAGGTGGTACAAATGAAATGTCAAATTTAACTGTACTTTGCCAAAAGTGTAATTGTAGCAGAAAGAATAGAGTTGGAAATGAACATTTAAAAAATATTCTTAAAAACATCGAAAAAGAGATGGATAAAATAAACATTGATTTACTCGCTTACGAAAAAGAAATTGGAACTCTCGATAATAGAGATATTTCAGAAATAATTAATGAACTAGAAAGTATATATACAGATTTCCATAATACGTTGGTTGGAGAAGTTTTAAATGTCTAAAGATAAAATCAAAAATTCCATTACTGGTTACGGTCTTGTTTTTAAGCGAGTGATGAAAGACACAACGATAAGTATTGAAGCAAAGGCGTTGTACAGTTACTTATCTTCATATGCTGGTGTAGATGAAACAGCTTTTCCAAGTGTAGATCTAATAAAGCATGAATTAGCCATAGGTAAGCAACGGTATCAAAGAGCAAGAAAAGAGTTAGAAACAGCAGGGTATTTACAAGTTGACAGAAAACAAAACGGTAATATCTATGGAAGTAATTTATACACAATTTACCACAGTCCTCGATGGGTTGATTCTCGACCGGTCGAAATTCAATCGGTTGAAATTCAATCGCTCGACAACCAGCCCACTACAATTAACAGTATTACAAATAACAATTATACAAATAACAATAAGACAATTAATAATAGCGCAACTGACGTTACGCATGAGCAATTTGAGGAATGGTGGAAACTTTACGACAAGAAGAAAGATAAGAAAATATCTTTTACTAAATTCAAATCATGCTTAAAGAAACATTCTTTTGAACAAATCATGCAAGGTACTCGTGAGTATTTAAAAACTATTACAGACAAACAATATCAAAAGTACCCTAAAACGTTCTTAACTAACGAAAGCTATATGAATGATTATAGCGAAGAGATTAAAGAAACTGGTATAGATCAATTGGAACGTATGAAGTACGACGAAAGTTATTGGGACTAGGAGGATGTTATGAAACCGTTATTCAACGAAAAAATAAACGAAAGTTTAAAAAAATATCAACCAATCGAAGTAATACTAAGACAGAATTGCGATAAATGCGGGCATCAATATGACTTATATAAGTTTGAAAATGGATATGAATACAAAGACGGTTGCGAATGTGAAATTCAAAGATTGGCTTACGAAGAATACAAAAGGAATAAACAAAAGAAACTTGATTATATTTTCAATCAATCAAATGTTAATCCGTCATTAAGAGATGCAACGGTTAACAACTATAAGCCACAAAATGAAAAACAAGTAAAAGCTAAACAAACAGCAATAGAGTATGTACAGGGTTTCTCTACAAAAGAACCAAAATCATTAATATTGCAAGGTTCATATGGAACTGGTAAAAGCCACCTAGCATACGCTATCGCAAAAGCAGTCAAATCTAAAGGGCATACAGTTGCTTTTATGCACATACCAATGTTGATGGATCGTATCAAAGCGACATACAACAAAAATGCAGTTGAAACTACAGACGAGCTAGTCAGATTGCTAAGTGATATTGATTTACTTGTACTAGATGATATGGGTGTAGAAAACACAGAGCACACTTTAAATAAACTTTTCAGCATTGTTGATAACAGAGTAGGTAAAAACAACATCTTTACAACTAACTTTAGTGATAAAGAACTAAATCAAAATATGAACTGGCAACGTATCAATTCAAGAATGAAACACAATGCGAGAAAAGTAAGAGTAATCGGAGACGATTTCAGGGAGCGAGATGCATGGTAACCAAAGAATTTTTAAAAACTAAACTTGAGTGTTCAGATATTTATGCTCAGAAACTCATAGACGAGGCACAGGGCGATGAAAATAGGTTGTACGACCTATTTATCCAAAAACTTGCAGAACGTCACACACGCCCCGCTGTCGTCGAATATTAAGGAGTGTTAAAAATGCCGAAAGAAAAATATTACTTATACCGAGAAGATGGCACGGAAGATATTAAGGTCATCAAACATGAAGATAACGAGAATGAAGTTTATTCGCTCACAGGAGCCCATTTCAGCGACGAAAAGAAAATTATGACTGATAGTGACCTAAAACGATTCAAAGGCGCTCACGGGCTTCTATATGAGCAAGAACTAGGATTACAAGCAACGATATTTGATATTTAGAGGTGCACGATGAGTAAATACAACGCTAAGAAAGTTGAGTATAAAGGGATTGTATTTGACAGCAAAGTAGAATGTGAATATTACCAATATTTAGAAAGTAATATGAATGGCACTAACTATGATCGTATCGAACTACAACCGAAATTTGAATTATTACCAAAACTAGATAAACAACGAAAGATTGAATATATTGCAGACTTCGCGTTATATCTCGATGACAAACTGATTGAAGTTATCGACATTAAAGGTATGCCAACCGAAGTAGCAAAACTTAAAGCTAAGATGTTCAGACACAAATACAGAAACATAAAACTCAATTGGATATGTAAAGCGCCTAAGTATACAGGTAAAACATGGATTACGTACGAGGAATTAATTAAAGCAAGACGAGAACGCAAAAGAGAAATGAAGTGATCTAATGCAACAACAAGCATATATAAACGCAACGATTGATATAAGAATACCTACCGAAGTTGAATATCAGCATTTTGATGATGTGGATAAAGAAAAAGAAACGCTGGCAGATTACTTATATAACAATCCTGACGAAATACTAGAGTATGACAATTTAAAAATTAGAAATGTAAATGTAGAGGTGGAATAAATGGGCAGTGTTGTAATCATTAATAATAAACCATATAAATTTAACAATTTTGAAAAAGAACTAATGGCAAAGCGCGGGATAAACGCTGGAATTGTTTCTAAACGTGTTAGAGGTTGTTGGGAGTTTTCAGAAGCTTTAGACGCGCCTTATGGCATGCACCTAAAAGAATATAGAGAAATGAAACAAATGGAAAAGATTAAACAAGCGAGACTCGAACGTGAATTGGAAAGAGAGCGAAAGAAAGAGGCTGAGCTACGTAAGAAGAAGCCACATTTGTTTAATGTACCTCGGAAACATTCACGTGATCCGTACTGGTTCGATGTCACTTATAACCAAATGTTCAAGAAATGGAGTGAAGCATAATGAGCGTAATAAGTAACAGAAAAGTAGATATGAACAAAACGCAAGACAATGTTAAGCAACCTGCACATTACACATACGGCGACATTGAAATTATAGATTTTATCGAACAAGTTACGGCACAGTACCCACCACAATTAGCATTCGCAATAGGTAATGCAATCAAATACCTGTCTAGAGCACCGTTAAAGAACGGTCATGAGGATTTAGCAAAGGCGAAGTTTTACGTCCAAAGAGCCTTTGACTTGTGGGATTGATGACCATGATAGATAACGCACGCAAAGAATGCTTAAACCAATTTTTCGGATCTAAGAGATATCTGTATCAGGATAACGAGCGAGTGGCACATATCCATGTAGTAAACGGCACTTATTACTTTCATGGGCATATCGTGCCAGGTTGGCAAGGTGTGAAAAAGATATTTGATACAGCGGAAGAGCTTGAAACATATATAAAGCAACATGGTTTGGAATACGAGGAGCAGAAGCAACTAACTTTATTTTAGAGGAGATGGAAATGATGAATGCTGAAAAGCATATGCAAATGATGCAAATGTTACAAAATTGTGTGATTGATAAGTATGTATCACACGACGAATACGAAGAGTTAATTGCCATAGATAAGCATGGTAATAAAATGTTTATTAAATTTTATCCGAATACGGAGGATGACACAAATGGATAACCGTGAACAAATAGAACAATCCGTTATAAGTGCTAGTGCGTATAACGGCAATGACACAGAGGGATTGCTAAAAGAGATTGAAGACGTGTATAAGAAAGCGCAAGCGTTTGATGAAATTCGCGAAGCTATT